TCAAGGACCATCTAGACAGCAAGCCGGACAACCTGGTGATCAGGTTCAGCCCGCCAATGATTGGACAGCGCAATGACACGTGGCCCAACTCTTCAATGGTGGTAGAGAAGGACGCGACATGTCCAGCCCCAAATCAGGGCGGCAAGTGTGGCAGCTGTAGACAGTGTTGGGATTCTACTGTAAAAGTAGTTTCATACGGTAAACATTAATGTTTGAATTTAAACATCCAAAATATTATAAAGAATTAAAAAAGAATTCAACCTTGAGCAAGCGTTCAGTAACTAAGAACAACAGCTCACATGTGGATCAAGAGGATCAAGCGGCCCTGGGTAGTTTGCCGGCACTGGATCCTCAATCGGATCAGGCCATTAGCAGCAGTTCCACGACGGTGGAAAAGAGCGTGCGTCCTGGTCCGGGCCTTAAGCCTCAAGCTTCAAGCAGCAAGGAGCAAGCTTCAAGCACCAAGCTTCAAGCTTTCGAACCAACCCGTTCAATCGCCAAGCGGCAAGCATCCCAACCGGAGTAACAAGCTTCAAGCTTCAAGCCTGAAGTTACAAGCTCTTCTATCTTTGAGCCATGGTACATGGATATTGGAGAAGTTTTAGGGGGCAAAGGACCAAGGGTCTTTGCCAAGATAAATGTGTTGTGTGGGTGCTTAATATGGAAGCCAATTTGATGAGGGCTGAACCGAATTTTGTTACCTTTTGTAACCTTCAATTCTATAGTGCAAAAGTGCCCAGAAGTATTACAGACCAATAGATCAGGAGTGCCAAGTAAGCTAATATTCTCAAGTCGAATAAGCGAAAAGGATTTAAAATTTTGCTTAACATTTTGATAAAATTTAGCCTCTGGGCCCATATGTTTTTTAAGGTAACCACTGCACTTAAATATTAAGTTTAGGTGGTATAATTAGATTTTTATTTCTAGCTGTTTTTAAAACCAAACGATGCGCTGTGTGGCCTTTGTGTCCTATGATAGGTGTGCTGTTTTCTTGTACTTCCATTCTAACTATTTTTTCTAAGTAACCATTTACTTCAACCATCAGGACAGCATTTGATAATGCATTGCCTTGACGACTGCCGTCTTTATTACCTTCTGTAAATTTAGATAAAAATTCCTGTAAGTCTAAGACTCGCATTATTTTTTTATCTGCATTTCTAATAGTTGAATCTCTTCCCGAAGTCTAGCAATTTCTGCTTGAAAGTTTTCATTTTCTTGATGGATCTGTCGGATAGTGCCAGCCATTTCTAAAACAATTGCCTTAGTACCTTGTAATTGATTTTCAGTCTTTAACCATTGAGATTCTTTTTGTTTGTACTTAAACAAATCGGCTTTGTATTGTTCAGCTAACAAAGTTATATCTAACTGACCTCTGTCCTCTTTGGGTTCATTTGTTATTTTACTTTCATTCTCGTGACTCATATCTTCTCCGTATTCTTTCAATTTGTTATATGTACGCTTATCTTTCATACCTTGACAATATAGGATAGTTACCTTAAATTGTCAACATGGGAGTTCCAAAAAGATTAACTGAAATGCAAAAAAGATTTGCTGAGTTTCTAGTCTTTGGTGGACCAGATGGTCCAGTCAACAAAGCGGAAGCAGCAAAGCTGGCAGGCTATTCAGAAAAAAGATGTAGGCAAGAAGGGGCAGAGCTAACTAACCCAAGACAGGCCCCGCTAGTGGTTAAATATTTAGATGAATTAAAACAAGAAAGAAATTTAAAGTTTGGTGTTAACTATGAAGGCCACATAGCTGAACTAGCTAGGATTAAAGATCTGGCTTTGAAAAAGAATTCTTTCTCCGCTGCTGTAAACGCTGAAACAAATCGTGGAAAGGCAGGAGGACTATACATAGACAGAAAAATAATAAAACATGGGAAATTAGAAGACATGACAGAAGAACAATTAGAAATGAAAATGGCACAGATTGAAGAAGACTACGCAAGTCTTTTGACTGATGATGTTGTTGAAGTGAAAGCAATAGAAATTAATGAATCCGAGTTATCTTCTTCACGCAAGAAGTCGGGAAAACAGAACGCTCAGAAAAGTGAATAGAGCCATCCGGTTCTACATCATAGCCAGCAAAAATTCTTACGGTATCTTCATCTTTACTAAACAACCAACCCTCGCTTACAGGTGTAGCTAATTTCATATTTTTAAATTCAGTTTCACTACCCCAACCGCCTTCAGTGATAATATCAATCCAATCGATACGCACACGTTTGTACGGAAACGGCACATCTTGTTTAACAGTCTTCGGCTTAGTGTAGCTGTTAATTCTTCTGGATTTTCTCTTGGATTTCATATCTGTATATGTATCTAAAAAAAATCAGTTTTTCTAGTTTTTTGTATCGCGCGCGCATAGGCAAACTGAGATTATGCCATAGGTGACACTATTTTCTGTCACATGACACTTTTTTTTAGCAGAAAGTGTCTACCCTAAAGTTATATATACCAACACTTCTAGACCAAAGTGACACAAAAGACACTTTTTCTATAGTAGTTTTTATTTTTTTTTTTATTTTTTTTACCATACATATACACTGGAGTTATGGTGTGCCTTATTTACAACACATTGTGGCAAAAATGTCACAATAAAGTCTTTTCTGCCTTTTTTCCGCCATAATATTTCCTCATTGCTGCCAACTTGTCCTCGGCTGCAGCGATGCGTTCGAGCTGTTTGTCTACCTCTCCTGTAATATCAACGTGTTCTGGTATGACTAAATTGTGTTCACAAATAGCCTCAATCTTGTAGTGTGCGTCCTCAATTTCAGCTTCATATCTCTTTAGAATCGTTCTAAACAACCTATCGTTCATTCCATCTCCTTGTCTTAATGTTGCCATCTTTATCAATGTACATCACCCATGACGTTTTACCATCAAAGTAATAGCCATGTAATTCCCATTTACTTTTTTTCATTTTTTCCTTTCGTCATTTCTTTAAGCAATCCAGGTAGATCACTTTGTTTTATTATGTTTTCCTTCTCATCATGCATAAGTTCATTATACATATTGATTCTTTTTAATGCCTTGTGTTTCCAGGATCTAAGACTTGCGCCTTCTGTTTTGAATTCTTGATAATATAAGTCAGGCGTGCAGACCATGACAACTCCTTGTTCAATCTTGCTGCCGTAGACGTAGTCGTGTGCCATTGCGTACATGGCAATCTGTAGGTAATAGTCTTCGATCCATTCCTCTTTCTTCGGACGATTACTTTGTTTGAAGTCAACAATAGTTTCTTTGCCATTGTGTAAGCAAACCAAATCTGTTGAGCCCGCGTATAAACCCGGGTAGTGTAGCATGACTTCAGAGCCATAATACTCTTCCACTGGCGCAAGACCAATCTCAATAATTTTGTCGGCCATGGGACGCGCCTCTTGTCCGATTGCTGTAAGATCAACACAGCCAGTGCCGAGAATATAATGCTCCAAGAATTTGTGCATGCAGGTACCCCGTGCACTAGATACATTCTTAATTCGTTCTGCTTCTTCTTCTCCAACTTTGGCCTTCCAGTCTTTTAAAAATTGTTGATTTTTTGTGGCTCCTAATATCGTAGTCACACTCGGAAGTCTATAATTACTTATCTCATAAACCCTGGTCCCTGATCCGGGGTCCGTGAGCTGTTTTCCTTGTATATAGCTGTATTTATGACTTTTTTTTATCATTATTTTCTCTCATTTTTCTTTCAAGAATCACGGAAACTAAATCTTTCCCCGCTTTTTTTTCTACTTCTATAATAGATTTAATTATATCTTCTTTAAAAATTCTATTAAAATTTTCTTTATATAAGTCATTGGAAGGTCTAGATCTTCCATCGTATTTAAATTTTTTAGATTTCATAAGGTCCTTTCTTAATAATAATCTTTCCTCGATTAGTTGGTTTATACTTCATCTTATTATAAACAGATTCTTTTATAAAACCACCATACTCTCTTCCTGATCTAGACTTACCATAATTAGGTACTTGGCCTAGACCAAACTGAGGTTTATTTTTATTTATTCTTTTTAAAATTTTAGCAATTTTTTTATCTTCGTTAGTCTCCATTATTCTAACCTCATCGCTTGTTTGTATTCTTCTAAACTTACAACATTACCATTCATAACTTTTCCTTGATAATGTTCTATCACTTGAGTAATTTTAGGCAACTTCGTATGTGCCCAGGGCCAAATTAAACAACAAACATAGTATGCATCTCTAAACGTAGCACGCCATCTGTATTGCATAAGATATTTAGTACCATCTTTACGTCTACCTTTACGTGGTTTCCTGTTTAGTGTGCCAACACCTAAGACTTCGTGTACCCACAACAACACAGACTGATCCGTCATCGTAATCTCCATTGATAGTCTTAAACTATTTGAGATTCTATGACCTTTGCCTTTGTGTTTCTTTTTCTTTTCAGGTCCACGTTTAAAATGTATGGATCCTTCACCATCAAAGAGTCCTGCAATGTATGCTCTATCTGTTTCAGGAACCATTTTGTATTGCCTGTCTTAAAACCGTGGTCCACGGGTTTAAATCTAAATCTCTAGTGCAGCTTGCGAGCATTATCTGTAGGATAATCAGCATCGATATAAGACTCCACAACTTCGGACTCATCCACATATATTTCTCCTTCCGATTCACACGTTTGACATTGTGCAACCACGTGCTCTCTTCCTTCTTCTAATACAAGTTTAACAAATCCGTTACCTCTACAGTCCGGACATATTAGTGCGTGTACGTTATACTTTTTTGATTTTGCCATTTAACTTCTTCGCTTTCTCATTTGCAATTGATTCAATGGTTTTGCTAATTGATAATGTTGCATCGGGCAATAATACCTTCGACAATGCTATCAAAGTCTTGTATGTTTCATGTGTTAACGAAACGTTTCTATATTTGGTTATATCAGTCATTGTGACTTTCCTTTCATTTAATTATGAGCAATATATAGGATCGGTAGGAGTTTTGTCAAGTATGAAAATTGTTTTAGCTTTAATTATTTGCTCACAAGTAGCCGGTACTTGTATGCCTCCTTATCAATGGCCAGATAGATTTAACACTCAATATGATTGTTTGTTGTTTGGTTACGAAGAATCTATAAAAAAAATGAAAGAAATAGGAAAAGAAGAAATTAATAAATATAATATGTTTATTAGATTTACTTGTACTGCAGAAAATACTATTTGAATTTTGTGGTAATTATGTTACACTGTGGCTATCTCACCACAATAACCTATCCTTATCATTCCCTCTTTAGGGTAGGTTTATATTCATACTAAACCAGCTGCTTTCCGTCGACGTACTCACAGCCGGCCAAACTCCAGGTTGCTAGGTTTTACCCATGATGGCTAACGTACAGGGAAATGCAGTTACTGCTAGATTTGGACGCCCTTGAGCTTTCTAATCTTCTTTAAAATTTGTTCTTGTGCCATGTGCTATTATCTTTCTTATGCCTGGTGCTTTTATCTCTAACGTTGCATACTTAGCCCAAGCTTTTTTAATCAAGTTAAGTTCTAATATAAGATTAGACCATTGTTTTTGACTAATGTTATTACTTGTTATGGTTAATTGTTTTTCTTTCATATCCTATATATAGGATTTCTAGGGATAATTGTCAACCCTTCTTTTGTTTTTTTTGCTGTCTTTTTTCGTGTTTGTTTCTGTTCTTTTTATGACGACCTGGACGTTTTTTAGGCTTCTCTCTCTTGTATACGCTAACTCCGTATAAACCTTTTTTCTTAGCCATTATCAACAGTCCATTCTTTAACAAATGGTGTAGCACCATCTGTTGGTGCACTCATGATAGGTAGGTAAGTTATTTTACCATTGATGTGTTGTTGTAAGTCAGCACCACAATTCATACATCTATACATTTCAGGTGTTAGTCCTACCAACATTGTCAGCTCAGTACATGTCGGACATCTACCGTTAACTATCTCTGCCTGAACTCTCATTATATTTTTTCCTATTATATGCTTTCTTATTTTTTATCACAATCTGACGGTATCGTCTATCTCTTAGATACTTCGCCATTGGGTTCTTTTTCCTAGTCAAGTATTATTGCTTTAATGGATTTTTCACCCATGTATATCTCAGTCTTTGCTTTACCCTTCCAGCATTTATAAGATACTGATTCAGAGTACTGTCT